CTTGCAAATTGCTCGAAGCTCTATTGGGACGTGGAAATAGGTTTGGTTTGGGGGGTTGGGCAATGTATACCCGTTACCCCACCTCGGCTTCCTGTACGATTGACAGGCAAGGCTTATGCAGCCGTGTATGCTGAGGCAACCAAGACCACTTTGTCGAAAGTGCCAGTGAACAAGAGTGAGCAGTACTATAAAGTATTGACTTACCTTGAACACATGAGGGCAACATTTGATGCTCTCTGCATAGGAATGCAGCAAGTTCGCAAGTGGTCCAAGATCGTGCCAGATGCACGTTCCAGGCGCGCGGCCGAAAGACTGAAGTTTCGCATTTTGCAAGACTCAGAATCCGCTGCGCGTGAGGTTAAGGCCCTAGGGGGCCAATGTCGAGAGTGGTTCTATGGGAATGCCCCTAGACCCACACAGGGGCTGCTCCGTTACTTCGTGACGAAGTGGGATGCCCTGCGGTTCTCGTACGTTGCCCGTTCGGTCCCCCCTCCACTACCCGTGAATCCACGGGCCGTGTTGGATGGCACCTTGCCAGAGATCCAAGATTTGGTATCTCGTCTTACCACAACCGATGTACCCCCGGAGAACCCGGAGTGGAGGCCTTGGGTCGTTGCTTTTTTAAGCAGGACTATGCCTCGGACAATAAGCCTTAAGGCACAACCGTCCCCGAGCTCGTCGCTCGGCTACACCAGGAAACTGGGGGGTCACACTGCTGCTACTCAGGCTCTCATTGTATTAGGCTATTGCCTGTACTTAGAAGAGCATCCTTCTTTAAGAAGTCGGATTGAACAGCGTGTGAAGGTTGGTATGGGTGATTGGGTCCTGAAGGGCCGTTTCTCAGATGGGCTTGGGAAACTCCCTTCGGAGGTGCTTCTTTCCTACATCTTGGAGAGAGCCCCGTCGGCCGATCAACTCCAGATGTTCCTAACACTTGGAGTGGATTACACCCTACAAACCGTCGACATCTTACCTGTCGTTCCTCTTTATGCTGAGGAGAAAGGGATGAAGGTCCGTTTGCCCACGTGTTGCCTTGCGGCAGCAAATCATGTTCAGCAGGTCATGAGGTCCATGTTGGATCTCCACTTGCTAAATGACACTAGAACCGCCGAGTCAGCAGGTTCTGATGTCCATATTGATTTGTCAAAACACAAGGGCCCCTGGTACTCCCAGGATCTGTCTTATGCAACAGACGGGCACCCTTTCTGGCTTACCTCAACAGTTTATGAAGAGTTAATTAACCTTCATGAAAAAGAGCTTGGTAAGTACCGGAGTTATCTTCCTCTACTCTTCGGAGAGAAGAAGTTGGTGTTCAAGGGCAAAGTCCCTCCACCACCGGATCTTGATTTCGGGAAGTTCCTTACTTTCCTCAAGGTCTATGACCCCGGTAACTCCTTGAAAGATCTAGAATCATCTACTCTAGGAGAGTCATACGTTCTTACGGATGTACTCGCTTTCAAGGACAGCTATCGATCCTGGTTACTCAGTTTGAACTCCACTGAGGGCCCCATAACTACAATCGGACAGATGATGGGTGATCCCACATCTTTCCCTGTCATGCCTCTCTGTTCGCTTTTTAGCGCCCAGAAGGTCGGGATCGAAGTTATGCGACTCATGGGTGACGACGCCACCCTACCTTATGCCACTAAGGACAAGATTGTGGTATATGAGAGTACGCAAAAGAGTTTGGGAGGTCATATTTCTAAGAAGAAGACCTTCACCCACCCTAAGTACGGCATTTTCTGCGAACAGATTCTTGCCGACGGGATGATGATCCACACAGATCTTCTATCCTTTTGGGTGGCGCCGCCTGGTGGTAGCAAAGGTAGTATGAACTGGTTTACTATGCCAGCTGCATACCTATCTTCAATTGCCAACCTTCCTCGAGACCCTCATTATGATGGCCTTTGGGAATTCAGTCCGTTCTTTAACGTCTGG